TAAAATATCCAGGCACTCATGACCCAAGATGCAAGGACGAATAATGATAGAAACTAAAAAACGCACAGTGGTCAGGATGCTGACATATAGATTGACTGCATGGTTGTTCACTATCTTCTGGACATATTTGTTCACCGGAGATATCAGTAGTGCTACCGGATTTGCTACCGCACTGCACATCTTGCTAAGTGTTGATTACTACATACACGAAAGATTGTGGCTTAAAATTAAATGGGGAATGACCAATGGCAACTAAAAAACCAAAACCAGCTGAAGTTGAAGTAGCGCCAGCAAAAAAGACAGCGGCTAAAAAAGCGCCTGTAAAGAAGACACTGTCGCCAAAAGAGATAGCTACCAAAGCAGGCAAGCCCTACATCAACATTGTGGGCATTGAACTGGATGCAGACAACATCGGTCAAGGTGCATTTGAACTGGACTGGAACGAGTTCTTTATTGCACAACTGATCAAGTCTGGTTATGCTGGCCGTGATGATGAACAGATTATCGACCGTTGGTTCCAGGATGTGTGCAAAAATGTTGCACTGGAAACATGGGAACAATACGAAGCCATGAACCCTCGTGGCGTTAATCGGAAAGACCTAGGAAATGGCCGCAGTGAAGTCTCTTGATGCACCTGAGTTTATGACCTTTTACCTACTGGTCAATCAGAGCAGTAGCCAATTGTACTTCTCCTTGACCAGTGGAACCAGTACTACCACACATGGCACTGGATTCTTTTCCACTCGCGACGAAGCCGAAAAAGCCCGAACAGTGGCTATCCTAGCAGATAAAACGGACGCCAAGTTCCATATTTTTGAATTAGATTTTCCAAATCCAGCTTACCGAACCGCTTGACATGGGGTAAATAATATGCTATTATTACTGCATGAACTATCTAATCGTAGACACCGCTAATACATTCTTCCGTGCCCGACATGCGGCACACCGGCAAGCCACACCCGAAGAAAAGGTTGGCTTTGCTATTCACGTAACACTTGCAAGCATCCACAAGGCCTGGCGCGATCAAAAGGCCAATCATGTGGTAATCTGTTTGGAAGGTCGAAGCTGGCGAAAGGACTTTTATGCACCCTACAAGAAAAACCGGGCAGTTGCACGTGCCGCACTTAGTGACGCAGAGCTGGAAGAGGATCGTCTCTTCTGGGAAGCATTCGACGACCTTAAATCCTTCTTTACAGAAAAATCAAATTGTACAGTTCTCCAACACGCCAACCTCGAAGCAGATGACTTGGTGGCAGGATGGATACAAAGTCACCCTGACGATCACCACACCATAGTAAGTTCAGACACTGACTTCTATCAGTTGCTGGCCGACAATGTGAATCAGTACAACGGTGTGGCAGATCAACTGCACACGCTACAAGGTATCTTTGACCACAAAGGCAAACGTGTGATAGACAAGAAAACAAAAGAGCCCAAGGTTATTCCTGCTCCAGAGTGGATCTTGTTTGAAAAGTGCATGCGTGGCGATCCCACTGACAATGTGTTCTCTGCATATCCAGGTGTGCGCACCAAAGGTAGCAAGAACAAAGTGGGCTTGCAGGAAGCATTTGAAGATCGCAAAGCCAAGGGGTTCAATTGGAACAATCTCATGCTCCAACGTTGGGTGGACCATAACGGTGACGAACATCGTGTGTTGGATGACTATGAACGCAATGTGACCCTGGTGGACCTTCGAGCACAACCTGTTGATGTCAAGGTACAGATTGCCGAGACCATTGCTGGCGGTAGTGTGCCCAAAGACATTCCACAAATTGGCGTCAAGTTCATGAAGTTCTGCGGCAAGCATCAATTGGTCAAGATTGGTGATCAAGCACAGAACTATGCAGAGTTTTTGAGTGCCGCATATCCAGAGGCAGTTGCAGTATGACTGAACTAGCATCCAGCCCGGATAGACACACCTTCCAAAAAGAAGGATATATCAAACGAACTCTCGAAGCTGGCAAGAGTCTAGATGATCCAGAAGTGCAACGCATGCTCAAGTTCTACGACGACTGGAAAGCTCGTGCTACAGAACTTGAAGAGGATCCTGAATGGCAAAAACAGAATCTAGAATGGGATTTGCGTACCACTCCATGGGTGATTGAAAAGTGTCGTAGCGATGGTTATGCACAGAATCTTTATGCGGCCATGTGCAACATGCGTTGGCAGAAGCGTGAGGTAATTCCAGTCCTCAAGGATCAATACTGGTCATGTTCATGGCGCTCTGCAGGCGGAATTGTTGCAGATCTACAAGGCAAGGGCGACTATATTGACTGGTACTGCTCTGGTATAGGAAATCACATGAGCGACAATGATCTAGACGATGGTAGTTCAAATCTCAAAGCAAAAGGTTTTGTACCAGAAGGTACTGTAACGGAAGAGATTGAAAACGATCTCTATGTGTTAGGATGGGTCCACAGTGAGTGGCCCGATGACTGTAAGGATACTGTATGAGCAAAAAAGCAAGCGGTCTTGAAATACCATTTGAAGTGGCCGATGGCATTGTTCTTGCATCACTACAAAGTCAACGCCGATATCTAAAGACAGAACTAAAGAACTGGGAAAAGAATCCCAAGACTGACAACAACCCAGACGGCGTTTGGTTGCATCCCGAAGATGTGGTAAACAATACTGTGTTGATCAGAGCCATGGGTGAAATTATCAGGTACTACGGAGGCGAACATGACTAAAAAAGACAAAGGGTTTGTGCAGACCACATACAGCACACCAACAGTGATACATCTCACACGCAAGCAGATCATACAAATGAGTGAGATGGCCGAACACTTCAAAGACATCAATGACTTTGAATTGCATATCAGCAATGATTCAGGCATTGGGCCCAGCATGACTCTGCGTTTTGCTCTTAATCTAGGCGGTGACAATACCGAAATCAAAACCGACGTCACTGACGTTTCTAAATGGTGATCATATGAAACAAGAACTAGACCGACTGTTGTGCGAGAAGTATCCTGCCATGATGGTGAACCGTAACGGCGCTGTGACTGAGACCTGCATGTGCTGGGGCTTTGAATGCGGTGACGGATGGTACAATATCTTGAACCTGCTGATGAGCAACATTCAACATCACATTGACTGGAACAACAAGAACTTTGAAAAAGGTTACAAGCAGTACAAACAAGTACCTCAAGTGACCTTGGACCAAGTTAAAGAAAAGTTTGGCACACTGCGTTTCTACTACACAGGTGGTGACGAATACATTCGCGGACTGGTGTCTATGGCAGAAAGCATGAGTGCTGTCACTTGCGAAACATGTGGCAACCCTGGCGAACAAACACACGGTGGATGGATCAAGACCACCTGCAAACCATGCGAGGCCAAACGTGCGGCAGAATATGCTAGACAAACAGCAGAGTACAATACAAAAAAGGAAACCAATGACATTAACTATCGATTCGTTGACGAGGACACAGGACATCATGACTGAACTACGTGCTACTCCTGTGGTCAAGGACAAGTACTGGATCGTTGAAGACGAAGGCGGCAAGATTGCCACTATCCTGGCAGTAGAGGAAGGCGGCTTTGTGTATGTTCACAACAACCGGCGTGAAACATTTCCTACAGTTAAAATGTTGAAGAATCATTACAACATTGAATTTGTAAAGCCCAGCAAGACCAAAAAAGAAAAGCCAGCAGAGTTTGATGTGTATGGTTGGCCATGCAGTCATCAACCATACAATCCCTTGTATGATGTGCCCAAGCGACTGCCTATCTATGCCAAGACCAGCAAGAGCAAAAGTTACTTTTGTGCAGGCTACTATCTGGTGAAGTTTGCCAACAACTGGGCCAAGGCCTATTGCCCAAAACTAATCACACTACAACGCTATGAATTCCAAGGGCCATTCCGTACCAAGGAAGATATGACTGAACAACTGAGGATTGTAAATGGACAATAATTATGGTCTGCACATTCGCACGTTCAACGAACGTGTGGCCACCATGAGCCAAACACGTGCATCACAATTGGTGTTGCCAGCAGACAGTGCTAGAGCATTGCAAAGCGACATTTATGCGTTATTGGCGCATGTGGCCACTCTTAGTCAAGCTCTTGAAAGCAAACCCGAAGCCACTGTACAAGTAAGTATGGACGGTGGAGGTTTTAAGTAATATACGTCTATTTGAGGTATAAATAAACATACCAGGAAAACAATGATATGTCAAGACCAAAGCCAACAGTGCTCCTAGAGCACGTGAACAAAACCAACTACAAGAGTGATCAGGTACTCAGTAGTGAAGGTATCTGGGCGGTGTTTTACGACAGTAAACCTATTAATCTTAAGTCACACAATATTTTGGTCAGCTATCCAGGACCGAAGTACAAGAAGGTAAGCTTCAGTAATCCCGGACACGCAATTAACCTTGCCAAGAAACTCAATACCTTGTTCAAAACAGACAAATTCACAGTAGTGATTCTCAAGCAAGGTGACCAAATCTACCCCAAAGTCTAGCCAGCAACTGGAGTGGCAAAAGCGTTTTACTAGTATTGCGCCACCTCCTGTTACCTTCAAGGGCACTGAACACTCTGAAGAATCATTCCGTCACTCTCTCTGGCACAATATTACAAACCCCAACAGTCTACGACTGACCAGCGGTGGCTATGCTTGGGTTATCATGCACTGCAAGTTCACTGCCTACAACATCAAGGTCGACAAACGCATGACCAACCTGGTGTTGCTACAACTGGATCATCTCATGACTGCTCCCTATTGCTTGGTCAGTCGCAATGCCATCAAGTTGATTGGTGAGCAAGATGCAATCATGCTGGAACTGCATGCAGGAAATTTAGAATCTTACCTAAATAGTCTTGACATGTAATTGGATTAGCTGTATAATTTAACTATTACACTCAAGGATCTATTATGAAAATTGGTTTTAGTTTTGGCCGTTGTCTTGGTAGCATTGTGCGCGGTGAAGTTGCAGTTGAAGATGTATTGGTTATCATTGCACGTACTCGAATGGAAACAGAAGATCATGTGCGTGGTGTAGTTGAAGAATACATGAACCGTCGTGGTTATCTGTTAGGACTGGATCAAGCCGAGTGCGAACGTGTGGGCGTTGAATTGTTCAACACAGGTCGTATCCTGGAACCACGTGCTAACAACATTGGCGCTGGTGTAAGTGTTCCTCGTGACTACTTGTGGATGGATCTGTTCCCTACTGCGGCGTCTGGTGCCAATTCAATTGCTGTTCGACAGGCATGGGAACACTATCGTATGTTGCTCACACTAACCGAACAACTGCCAGAAGAAGGCTATGCACCCAAACATGGACAAAAGGCAGTTCCGCTCTCTCCAGAAGAACTTGAAGCACAGCAAAAAGCATTTGACATGCTGGCTCGCGCTATTGTCTAGAAGATCCTATGTCAAAGCACACTCTTTTCCGCAAATGGCTTAACGACGTCTGGAGAGAAAATTGTCGAGAGTACGAGGACTATGGACAGTTACCGTACTCGCTACAAGAGTATTGGAATCGTTACAAGTACTGGCTCAAACGTGAATACAGGCATCAACATGGTAAAGCGCAAATCAAAGCATAACGCATTCTTACTCAGCTGGGACATGACCGGTTTGGAATCTTGTATTGATGTCACCAACCTAGAAAAGCTGGTTGAGGCAGGTGAAAAGAAACGCATGTGGAAAATACTCAGTGATCCAGATGCTCGTGACCCTGGCAATCAAAGTGCCAGCATGCTGAATCAAATGGTCCAGCATATTCTACTGCGGGCACGTACCAACAGTCAGCGTCACTATGAAGTCTACACTATCCAAACTGAGCCGGGTATCAGTGAGCAAGACATGTGGGACATGTTTACCAACGATCCACAGTATGCGGCTGACTTAATACGTGAACGTGGAAATCAGCTCTACAGTGACAGAGTCAGCCGACGCACACAAGTAATCGAGTAATTGTTGCATAAACGCAACACTCTTTTTGTGGGTCTTGTGCTATACTAAGGTCATGCAAGACTTAAAAACATTGATTGAGAATTTTGGCGAAGCAGACTACGGGCGGGTAACCCGCAATGAATCTGCCTATGCTGAAACCACTGCACTTACTGTGAGCGAGCTTGACCGCTTGATCACCATGTATCAAGCAGGGGGTGGTTTGCAACACTTGCGTCTCTTACGAGACAGCATAGATCATTGGATCCGTCGTTATCATGGATACACCATTGGTGGCGACATTGGATCACACTACATTCAAGTGGGCGTGGACCCACGTGATTGTATTTTTGAACATATCATCCCCGCGAGCAAAATTCGCGACATGATGTTGGCTGGTGCGTTGACAGTTAATCAAGCTCTAAATGCTCCAACGTGTTTGATCAGCAAAGACAATGATGCAGTTTTACGCAAGACAGGACACGGAAGTTCTAGTCCCAGTTACTGGCATTTCTTTGATCGTTATAATGTGCTGTTGGGCAATGATTTTGCTTTGCACAATGGTAAAGTTATTGCAGACATGCATGACTGGACACTGGATAAACACTACAAACATTTTGGAGTTTGAAATGGTACTGCCACCGTCAAAAGAACTTGTGCTCATGAGAGATGTAATTGTTAAATATCATCCTGAGTTTGTAAACAGCCGAACTCTTCGTCGCATTGGACTAGAGCAACCAAGTCGATTTAATATCCCCTTCTTGATTGAAGAAGCATTAGCTCATGTTGGTAACATGCAGTTCGTTGATGCAGACGGATATGACTTTTTACCAGACTACTCTGATAGTAAAACAGTTTCAGTTAATCCACTAAGATACAGTCTTGAGATTAACAGCGTTGAAAACAAAATTGGTGCTTTGCGTATTACTGCATATAATCCACTCAAGGGTGCAAATGGTAGTACTGACTTCTTTTTTGTTCCACAAAAAGATTTACAGAATCTCAAACGAGACTGCTATGGCGTAAGCAGTCACAAGGAACGATTGGTATGGAGTTACAGTAAAAAATATAATGACGACTATGGTTTTATGGAAGACTATAGACTAAAGGATTTTGAAGAACTGGCAATGGCCAGATAACGTGATTAAAAAAAAAACAAAGGATAATTATGAAAACAGCCGCCTATAAACTATATGCACCTCAATGTGCGTTACCTGACTGCAACCAACAGGTCAGCTATCACAAGCGTTATAAAAAACTTGATGGTACCATGGGCTATGATTGGAAAACCTTCTGTAATCATCACAGAACTGTGGGCAAGGAAGCAGTTGCTATATTCAAGCAAAGTCGTGGTGGATGTGAGAATCGAGATGGTGCGTTGGATCTTGGGTTTTCATGTGAGGCTCCTGACATTGATGCATCCTTGTTAGAAATTGATCACTGGGATGGCGATCGTGACAACAATGATCAAGACAATCTAAGAGCAATATGCGCCACGTGCCACAAACAAAAAACCAAACTGTTTGGCGATTATCGAAATCGCTACACATACCAGAACAAAATGTTTTCGGAATTATTTGAAGAGGTGTAGTATGGACCTAACACGATTAAAAAGGTTTGACAAAGAAAAGCACGATCAGCTGGAACAGTTGATTGCCTGGAGCCAGATGATGGGCTTGAGTGGCCGTGACCTAGTGAGCCTGGGCGGACACATCGACCGTGCCCAGCAAGCCGCTGAGGCCAAAAGCAATCGCACACTTGCCGAAACCATCACGTTTGATCCTGTGGGTGGTGACAGCGACATGAGCAACAAGTGGAGTTATCTCACTCCCAACGGTCGCTACACATTCCAGGACGCCAGGTGGGGGCAGGTCACTGTGGTCAGCAACAAGACCAAGGTACGTAAAAACTTCAGGACCGAGATGTACCAACTGGGTCGCATGCACTGGCCCAAGCGAGATCGTTTGCAGTGTGCTTTGAACATCATCAACGGCCGAATTGTGCTGGATTTCTAACTGCCATAAAGACCCTGCACGGCTCAGGGTTTTGGGTTGACAGCTTCTGCCCGTTTTGCTATACTGTGGGTTCACAAATAAAAAAGGAGCTCACAGTATGTATTTTACTACAAAAGCAAGCAATTGCCTGTTTGCAAACGTTAGCATTAAAACAACGCCCTACTCAAACGCACCCGTTGCTATTCGTATAAGTGCCCATAATTTTGACAAGTGCCCTGCAAACAAAGCATTATATTATACAGAGTTGCCTTTTCACAACACTACTACCCTAGCAGTAATAGAAGCAAAAATTGAGGAATTTCGTGTGCAAAATAACAGCAAAACTGTCGGTATAAAAATACAACCCAAAGTATTAAAGTTTTTGCAATCTGTTGATGTTGCGTAAAAGCAACACACAAAAACGGTTGACCAAAAAACCCATTTAATGCATAATACATGTATTGTTAAACAAAAGGAGCCAGAGATGTCATACGCAACCATTCAAGAAGTTAACACTTCAATCATGTTCAGTAACTTTACAAACGAACAATTGACCAGCATCAGCGATGCTGTGAACTATGCTCGTGCCCAGCTTCGTGCAACAAAGATTCGTGAGTTCACCAAAGGTGACATGGTCAAGTTCCACTCTGTCAAACGTGGTGTTACCATGACTGGTACCGTGAGCAAGGTTGCTATCAAGTATGTCACAGTGGCCACTCAGCAAGGCTTGTGGAAAGTTCCTGCCAACATGTTGGAGTCTGCATAATGAAAGTCGTGTATAACGCACTGCTAGGTGGTTGGTACATTGTGCGTGGCGCACATCAAACACCAATTTCAGGTCGCTTTGACAGCCGGGAAGCCGCTAATGCACACCTGCGCCGTCGTAACCCTTTACATACTGGAATCTAATATGAACGCATGGGTCTTGATTATTGCCATGAGTAGTCCGGGTGGAGACTTCATCGACAAGCGCACGGTGGAGTTTAAGACTCGGCAAGACTGCGAAGCAGTTCGTGTGCAACTGTCCAACCTTGACACCCCCATGGGAATCAAACACAAGGGCCTGTGCGTGACCATGGATCATTGGACCGGTAAAAAGAAGATGCCAGGAGTTGCGTATGATTAACAATGTGCTACAATGGACAGGTACTGCCTGCTTCATCACCATGTACTCTATAATGAGTTTCTTTCCACACTTGCACCCGTGGAACATTGTGATGGGCTGTGCAGGTGGTGTGCTGTTTTTGGCATGGAGTATTAGAGTGGCCAACCGCCCACAGCTGATTGTGAATGCAGTTGGCGTGACGGTGTGTGTGGCAGGTTTGGTTAAGTTTTATTTGTAAGGAGACATCATGGGATTAGACATGTATGCATACGTTGCCAAGAAAAGCAACGAATTGAGAGACTACTACGAGAGCTATGACTACGAAACAGACTCTGGTCCTGTGGTCAAGCCTCGTGAGATTGCCTACTGGCGCAAGCATCCTAATCTGCATGGTTGGATGCACAAGCTGTGGAATGAAAAAGGCCACTCAGGTGATTTTAACGGCGATGAGCTGGAACTGACCTGGGAAGACCTGGACAGACTGGAGTACGTGGTCAAGCACCAGGAACTGCCGGGCACGTCAGGATTTTTCTTTGGCAATGACGCCGACGATCACTATCGTGATCAGGATCTAAAGTTCATCAATGAAGCTCGGGCAGAAATAACCCGAGGCTGGCGAGTGTTTTATAATTCAAGTTGGTAAAATGAAGTTTATAGTGTACAAAAAAGGTTCAGGTGAGTTGATTGGCATGTATGCCAAGGAAGGCTCTGCACGAGCTCAAGTTACCAAGCACAACAAAAAGCTCATGCTGGCCTTGTTAGGTAACACTCTCAAACCTTACCAACTTGAACAGGAGGAAGAATGGAGTTCATGCACATGGGCAGAATACGAAAGCATCTTCTTCCAGTGGTATGCCATCAGCAATCGCTTTGGCTACAGGGGCTATTTGTAACGTTGTCAACAAACAACAAAAAACAAATAGACAATAATTCAGTTTAATCGTATACTACGTATACAAATTCATCAACCAGGAGTCCGCAAAATGGCAACAAAAGAGAAACTTACAGAAAATCGTACAGTCACCAGCACCACTGCACGTAAAAGCATTCTACGATGCTTTGACAAAAAGCGTCCGCTGTTCCTTTGGGGCCCTCCCGGCATCGGCAAGTCCGAACTGATTGCTGGCATCACCAGTGAGATGGACGGCTTGATGATTGACTTGCGCATGCCTTTGCTTGAGCCCACGGATCTGAAAGGCATCCCCTACTTTGATCGTGACAAAGGCGTGATGAACTGGGCACCACCCATCGACTTGCCCAGCGAAGAAACTGCCGCAAAGTATCCTATTGTGGTGTTGTTCCTAGACGAGATGAATGCCGCGGCTCCGGCTGTGCAAGCATCAGGTTATCAACTTATTTTGAATCGCCGTGTTGGCAACTATCGCTTGCCAGACAATGTTGTAATTGTTGCGGCTGGTAACCGTGAAAGCGACAAAGGTATCACATACCGCATGCCAGCACCGTTGGCAAACCGTTTCGTCCACTTGGAAATGCGTGTGGACTATCAGTCTTGGGAGACCTGGGCTGTTAAGAACAAAATGCACAAGGACGTGGTAGGTTACCTGGGCTTTGCCAAGCAGGACCTGTTTGACTTTGAGCCACGTAGTTCCGGCCGCAGTTTTGCTACTCCACGTTCTTGGACGTTTGTGAGCGAGCTGTTGGATGACGGCACTCCTGACGCAGAGCTGGTGGACTTGATTGCAGGTACAGTTGGTGAAGGTGTTGCCATCAAGTTCATGGCTCACCGCAAGATTGCAGGACAGATGCCCAAGCCTGAAGAAGTGCTCAGCGGCAAAGTCACTACACTGCAAACAAAAGAGGTCAGTGCTCAGTACTCTTTGGCAATTAGCCTGTGCTACGAGTTGAAGGATCACTACACTGCCTCGGGCAATGACAAGACCAAGATGGATGGATTCCATGGCATGTGCGATAACTTTATCCGTTTCATGATGGATAACTTTACAACTGAACTGGTTGTTATGGGTGCTCGTGTTGCACTTACCACATACAACCTGCCACTGATTCCAAACAAGCTCAAGAACTTTGACGAGTTCCACAAGCGTTTTGGCAAGTACATTTTGGCCGCAAGTGCCAAAGAGACACGTTAAACAGGACAGGGGCCTCGGCCCCTTCCTTGACGTAAATTGCAGTAAATTGTATAATAACTATATACAACACAGGAGCTCAAATGTCATCTACTGTAGCAGACAATGTCAAAGTTAACACTGTCACAAATCCAAAAGTAAATGCGGCGGCAATTGAAAAACTTATTACTGCTCGTATTGCACTATTAATGAATGCTCCCTTCTTTGGCAATCTTGCAACACGGTTGAAATTGATCAATGCAGATGAGTGGTGTTCTACTGCCGCCACTGACGGACGCCGGTTTTACTATAACAGCGAATTTGTCAACAACATGCCGCTCAAGCAAGTGGAGTTCTTGTTTGGACACGAGGTGCTCCACGTGGCATATGATCATATGGGACGACGTGGTGAGCGAGATCCTTTACTGTGGAATATTGCTGTTGATTATTGCGTCAACGGCGACTTGGTTGAGGCTAAACTTGGCGAAATGATTCCTACTGCTTTGTATTCACAAAAGTATTTGAACTGGAGTAGTGAAGCTGTCTATGATGACCTGTACAAAAAAGCAAAAAAGATAAACATTAGTAGCCTGGCCAAACAATTGATAGACGAACATCTAGAAGGTGAAGAAGATAGTCTAGGTGACAACGACGGTGA